AGCAGAAAGGTTCGCGTTTGCGTCCGTATGTAAGAGTTGAATCTCAAAATGCCGAGTTTGACTTTTATGATCGGATTGGCGCTACCTCTGCTCTCGAGGTCACGGGGCGACATCAAGATACCCCACTAGTAAACGTACCACATGATCGTAGACGTGTTTCTCTACGAGATTTTGACTGGGCTGATCTTATTGACAGAACAGACAGAATCCGACTCTTGATCGATCCTACTTCACCTTATGCTCAGAGTGCTGCTTTTGCTCTTGGCCGTAAGATGGACCAGGTTATCATCGAGTCAGCTTTTGGTACTGCTTACTCTGGTAAAACCGGTGCAACATCAGTTAGTTTCCCAGCTTCTCAACAAATTGCAGTAGATTATGTTGAGAGTGGTAGTGCTGCTAACTCTGGTTTGACCATTGCTAAACTTCGTCGTGCAAAAGAAATCCTTGACTCTAACGAAGTTGATCCATCAGATCCTCGTGTCATCATAGTTACTGCTAAGCAGGTCACAGACCTCTTGAAGACTACTGAAGTTACAAGTTCTGATTTCAACTCAGTTAAAGCTTTGGTTGCCGGTGAACTCAATACCTTTATGGGCTTTGAATTCGTACGAACAGAACTCCTGAATACCGACGCAAGCTCTCACAGACGAGTAATTTGCTACTCTAAGTCTGGCCTATTGTGCGCAATGGGTATGGACATTAATGTAGACATTGGTCCTCGTCGTGATAAGCGTAACGCGACTCAGGTGTACTGCTCAGCTTCTTTCGGGGCAACTCGAATGGAAGAAGAGAAAGTCGTCGAAATCAAGTGCGCTGAATAAGGGAGGATATTATGGCTACTACAAATTCAACTCAGTACGGTAATACCGTAGCAGTTCCTCCAGTTATGAACGCAGTCCACGAAGCTCATGGCCGTGTACGTGTAGCCGCTTTTGACTACACACAAAGCGGTGCAGGCACAGCAGGAGACTATGTTAATCTAGTCAAAATGCCAGCCGGAGCTATCCGTGTACTTTCTGTTTATGTGGCTTTTTCAGCTTTTGGTGCTTCACGTACGCTAGACCTCGGATATGGCGCTTATACCGCTCTTTCTGATGGTTCTACTACCGCTGCCGACGCCGATGCTATCAGTGCTAATACTGATATCTCAGGTGCAGGTAGTGTAACTTCAGTAGGTAATGATCAAATTTCATCAACTGATGGAGTTATTGTTACTGCTCAAGTTAATGACGGTACTTTACCTGATGCTGCTACATTGAACGGTTACGTTCTATACGTGGTGGACTAAGAAGGACCAAGACCCCATCTTCGGGTGGGGTCTTTTTAGGATAAGACATGGCCACATCAGACATTGAATTAGTAAATAGATCATTGGCTCTATTGGGAGTAGATTCAGTTACTTCCTTATCTGATAATAACAAACCGGCTTCGGTAGCTAATATCATACTTGATGATACTAGATCAGCCGTTTTTAGGTCGCATCCTTGGAATTGTTTAATTAAAAGAGCTTCATTACCAAAAGATGTTGTAAGCCCAGCTTATGGCTATGCGAATAAATTTGTAATACCTTCCGATTATCTAAGATTATTATCTATTGAGGATACCGGTACAATTTCTACTCCTTATCAGATTGAAGGCGCTTTTATATTATCTGATAATGACTCAATGAATATCAGGTATGTTTCTCTTGAAACAGACGTAAGTAAATACGACTCTTTGTTAGTTGATGCCTTATGCGCTAGACTAGCTGCAGATTTAGCTCAGCCATTATTGCAAAGCACTTCAATTATGCAAGAAATGTGGCGTATGTACGAACTTAAACTTCGTGAAGCTAGATTTGTTGATGCTCAAGAAAATGCTCAAGATTTACTTGAAGCTGATTATTGGATAGATTCTAGATTAGGTACACCTAATACTAATATAAGTCCACCTCCGAGGTAATCATGCCTAAAGTTACGCCTATACAGACAAACTTTACCGGCGGAGAGATCAGTCCAAAGTTACTAGGTCGAGTAGATCTTGGTAAATATACCAGCAGTGTAAAACGCGCTGAAAATTTCATATTCTTTCCACACGGTGGTATAACAAAGCGGTCTGGTACTAGATTTGTTGCGGAAGTAAAAAATTCCGCACACAACGTTAGATTATTTCCTTTTGTCTTTAGTACAATACAGGCTTATATCATTGAGTTTGGAGATCAGTATATTAGGTTTTATAAGGATGAAGGTCAAATTGAAAGTGGCGGGGCTCCTTATGAAATTTCATCACCATATCTTCATACAGATGTTTTTGGCATCCAGTTTACTCAGTCCGCTGATGTTTTATATTTATTCCACCCAAACTATCACCCTAGAACGTTAAGTAGAACTAGTCATACCACTTGGACTTTAGATCTTTTTGAAAATATTGATGGTCCTTATGACAAATTAAATACCACGGCTACAACTTTAACTCCGTCTCATAAGACGGGAAGTACTACGATTACTGCGAGTTCAACCACAGGGATCAATAATAATCAGGGATTTTTAAGTACTGATGTCGATAGGGATATTAGGATATTACATGGGTCAGTTTGGGGATCAGCAAGAATTACCTCTGTCACAAATACAACAACCGTTGTTGCTAATGTTTTTGCAGATTTTCCATTTGATAACACCACTGCAAGTAGTAGTTGGAGATTAGGCTCATGGTCAAATACTACTGGTTGGCCGTCAACATGTGGTTTTTATGAAGAACGATTTTTTGCTGCCAACACAGTATCAAGACCAAATACCGTTTTTAGCTCGGTAGCAGGAAATTTTGACGTATTTAGCCCAACAGATGCTTCAGGAGCAGTTTTAGATGATTCAGCTTTAACTCTTACTTTAGCTAGTGATCAAGTTAATGCTATTAGGTGGTTATATGGTGCTAAAAACCTACAATTAGGTACATCTGACGGGCCATTTTTAATGTCGTCAGGTCGTGATGATCTAGCCTTAACTCCTACAAATGTTAAAGTTGTTAGAGAAACTACGGATGGTTGCTCTACAGCAAGACCTATTGGAGCTTCTAAAGCTACACTTTTTGTCGATCGTAATAGACTTAAAGTTAGAGAACTGGCTTATACTTTAGAAAGTGACGGGTATAATACCCCTGATTTAACAATTATAGCTGAGCATATCTTATCTGGCTTTGTTGAGGAAATTACTTATACAAAAACCCCTGATAATTTATTGTGGGCAAGATTAGCTAATGGTGAAATACGCTGTCTTACTTATGAAAGAGAACAAGACGTAATTGCTTGGGGCCGACATATTATTGCTGGAACAGATACAAAAGTAAAAAGTTTGGCAGCTATTCCTAGCATTGATGAATCTGAAGATCAACTATACATGGTGGTTGAAAGAACAATTAATGGTAGCACTGTTAAATACGTAGAATTTTTAGAGCACCCATTTAATCAAGAACGCGGTGATGCTCCAGAAGATTCATACTTTGTAGATTCCGGTTTAACCTATTCAGGTTCACCAGTTAATAGTTTAAGTGGTCTTGATCATTTAGAAGGAGAGACTGTTTCAATTATTATCGACGGTACTACACATCCTGATAGAGTTGTTACATCAGGAGCAATAAGTTTAGACAGAAGTGGATCAGTTATTCACGTAGGATTGCCATATATAGCTAAAATTATTACCCTTGATCCAGAAGTACAGACTGAAGAAGGTACTTCACAAGGTAAGACTCGGCGTCTTGAAAGACTTACATTTAGACTAGTCGATACTTATGGTTTAAAGGTAGGAACTACCGCAACTAATTTAGAACAGATCTTATTTAGAACCCCATCCATGCCAATGGGGCAAGTAGATTTATTTACAGGAGATAAAAGAGTTTTAATTAGAAATATCCCTGATCGTGAACTTGAATTACATATTGTACATGATATTGCTATGCCTTGCACGATCTTAGCAGCTATGTACTCAATAGTTGTGTCGGAGAGATAATATGAATCCTATTGCCTTGATTGCGATGATTGCGGGTACAGCTTATTCGGCTTACGCCCAATATACAGCTGCAAAAGCACAGGCTAGAGTTGTTGAGTATAATGCAGCCCTTCAAGAACGAAATGCGGTGATTGCAAAGCAACAAGCTGCCTATCAAGCTGATAGACAAGCTGAAGGAATGAAAAGACTTCATGCAAGTCAAAGAGTCGCATATTTGAGTAGTGGCGTTACATTAGAAGGTGGTACTGGCATGGATGTAATGCTAGATAGTACTAGACAAGGGGAAATGGATAGATTAGCGATCTTGTATTCAGGGGATATTGAATCTTTAAATTATAAAGCACAAGCAGCTGCTTCTAGATTAGAAGCACAATCAATAAAAATAGCTGGTAAAACTCAAGCTTATGCGACGTTGATTTCAGGTAGCACAAAAGCTTATGGTCAATATGAATTATCTAAGACTGGAACTGATTATCCAATAGGTTAAAGGAACATAAATGCCTAGAGTACCAACATATTCAGACGTAAGTGGACGCGCCACTCCCTCAGGCAGATTAC